GCAGAAGCCGTTGCCCTTTACGAAGAGAGCGGACGACATGCCCAGGAATGGCAACGCCTCATGATTGAAAACATCATGGCGCAGAATGACGATGGCTTGTGGACGCATCAGAAATTTGGTTATGAAGTGCCACGCCAGAACGGCAAGGGCGAAATCCTCGCCATGCGTGAGTTATGGGGCATCGTCAACGGCGAAAGAATCTGCCACACGGCACACAAGACAAGCACCAGTCACAGCGCATATGTGCGATTGTATAAAATCATGACCGATGCCGGGTGGGTTGAGGTCGGCAGAAAGAAAAAAGGGCGCATTGATCCAGAACGAAGTTTCAAAGCCACGAAGCAATACGGACTGGAGCAAATCACGCTTGCTAACGGCGGTTCAATTGTCTTCAGAACACGAACCGAGGCAGGCGGAATTGGTGAATCATTCGACCTTCTTGTGATTGACGAGGCACAGGAGTACACCGCCACCCAACAGGGCGCATTGATTTACACCATTTCAGCTTCACCAAATCCGCAAACGGTTTTCTGTGGGACACCGCCAACAATCACATCAAAGGGTACAGTGTTTGTGAACATGCGCAAACAGGTGCTTGGAGGTACGGCGGTTGATTCCGGGTGGGCTGAATGGAGCGTGTACGAGCGACCAAAAGACATTTTAGATGTTGACTTGTGGTACCAGACAAACCCAAGCCTTGGCACGATTCTGAGAGAACGAACAATCAGAAATGAGGATGTAACCAACGTACTGGATTTCACCATCCAACGACTTGGTTTTTGGTTTAGTTATGAACTCAAATCAGAAATCACAGAAGCCGATTGGAAGGCTCTAACAGGGCATTCACAATTGAATGGTAAATTGTTCACGGCTGTTAAATTCGGCGCAGACGGCGCAAACGTGGCGCTTTCTGTGGCGGTTAAAACGGTTGACGGCAAGATATTTGTTGAAACGGTGGACTGCCGTAAACAATCAGATGGTTTTGGTTGGATTATCGACTTTATCCGCCGGGCAAAACCGTACGGTGTTGTGATTGACGGCAAAGGCAAAAGCACGCTTCTGGAATCAGCAATCAAGGATGAGAAAATCAAAACCAACGTGATTATCCCCACATCAGCGGATGCGGTCACAGCGTGCGCCGGGTTTAGACAGTCAATTGATGACGGCACGATTCAGCACGCCGAACAACCGAGCGTGACACAGGCAGTGGCGAACTGTGAAAAACGATTGATAGGCACCAACGGTGCTTTCATGTTCCGAAGCATCAAAGAAGGTGTCGAAGTGGCTATTGTGGAATCAATCGCAATGGCGCATTGGATTTGCGCCAGCACCAAAGTGAAGCGAGTACAAAAAATCGGTTATTAGCGCACAACTCCGTGCGCTTTTAATATCTACGCTACCAAGCGGTTAACATGGGAAGGAGAAAAAACATGGCTGAATTTAAGACTATCAACACACAGGAAGAATTTGACGAGCGCATCAAAGAGAGAATCGAGAGAGCCGAGAAGAAAACCCGTGAATCATATAACGGTTGGTTATCCCCGGACGATCTGAAAGCACACGATGCCGAGCACGCAGAGGCAATCAAGAAACTGAATGCCGAGCATGCAGAAGCAATCAAAAAGCTGAACGAATCGCACGCCGAGGAAATGAAACGGTATGCCGGGTATGACGAAAAATTCACGGAACAGGCTAACAAGATTCACCAGTTAGAAACATCCGCACTGAAAACACGCATTGCGAATGAAAAGCATCTGCCCTTTGACGCTATCGAATTTTTACAGGGTGATGATGAAGAAGCCATCACAGCGAGTGCCGATAGGCTGTGCAAGCTGTCAGCGCCGAGTTTTTCCGGGTTTACACGGAACACCGAGCCGACAACCAATAGCACAGATGAAGCATTCAAGAAAATGTTAAGCCAGTTAGGCTAAGGAGAAAAAAGAAAAAAATGGCAACTGTTGTAAACATGGGTACAAAGATTCCCACAGAACTGGTTGAACGTATGTTCAACACTGTCAGAGGTGAAAGCGCTCTGGCGAAACTTTCCGGTCAGACTCCGATTCCGTTCGTAGGCTCAACCGATATGGTTTTCAGCCTTGACGGTGAAGCATCCATTGTTGGCGAGAATCAGCCGAAGGTACATGGCGGTGCTGATATTCAGCCTGTCACAATCCGCCCGGTTAAATTTGAATACGGTGCACGTTTCAGCAAGGAAATGTGGAAAGCAGGCGAAGAAAAGCGCCTCGATATTCTCCGCCAGTTTGTTGATGGTGCATCTAAGAAGTTTGCACGTGGCCTTGACATCGGCGCAATTCACGGACTGAATCCGAAGACAATGGAGCAGTCCACCGTTGTTGGCGATAACTACTTTGAGGCAAAAGTCACACAGGCTGTGGTATATGACGCAACAAGCGCCGATGAAAATGTCAGCGATGCAGTAGCGCAGATTGAAACTGCCGGGGCAATGGCAAACGGTATTGCAATGTCTACAGCGATGAAAAACGCAATTGCAAAGCTGAACGTCAATGGCGCAATGAAGTATGCCGACTTTGCATGGGGCAGTGCGCCTGCAAATCTGGGTGATATGACACTTGCAGTCAATCCGACAGTAGGAATGTCAAAGACAGGCGCAGAAAAGACACTGCGTGCGCTTGTTGGTGACTTCTCCGCATTCAAGTGGGGCTATACAGACAGCATTGAATATGAAGTGATCCAGTACGGCGACCCGGACAACACAGGCGTTGACCTTGCAGGACATAACCAGATTTATCTGCGTGCCGAAGCATACATCGGTTGGGGCATCCTTGCGCCTGCATTCTTTGCGAAGGTTGAAGCGTGAGGACATACCGCAACACAAAAACAGGTGTGGTGATTACGGTTACATCAGAACTGAAAGGGGATTGGGAAGAGGTTACTAATCCCCTTTCATCCGCAAAGCAAGGAGAAGAGAAACCGAAGCGAGCACCAAGAAAAACAAAGAAATGAGGTGGCGACCATGGCAGAACCATTCGCAACCGTCAACGATGTTGTAACACTGTTCCGTGCGCTCACCGCTGATGAGTACACGAAAACAGAAGCACTTTTACCGATTATTTCCGATGAATTGAGATACCGGGCACAGCTGGCGCATGTGGATTTAGACAACATGATTGTTACAAATCCGTATTTGGCGAACATTGCCAAAGAGGTGTGCGTAACTGTGGTATCTAGAATTCTGAGGCAGAACACAACTGGCGAGCCGATGACGCAAGAGTCACAGAGTGGACTTGGCTATTCATGGAGTGGAACATACGCCGTGCAGGGTGGCGGAATCGGTAACGCCATTCTGCCAGGCGATTTGAAGCGGTTAGGGCTGAAACGGCAGAGAATTGGAGTTATTGATTTCTATGATCCAAGGAATGGCGATAACGCTTTATAACCGCACGCAGATAGGCGTAAATGCCTTCAATGAACCTGTGTATGAAGAGAAAGCAGAGCGCATCGAAAACGTGCTTGTAGGTCAGCCAACGGCGCAAGAGCGCATTGACGAACTGACCTTGACCGGGCGAGCAATTGAATACGTTCTGGGGATTCCCAAGGGAGATACCCATAATTGGGAAAATCAAATTGTGGAATTTTTCGGTCACAAATTCAAAACGTTTGGAATCCCGGAACAGGGGATTGAGGCAAACATTCCACTGTCATGGCACAAGAAAGTGAAGTGTGAGCGGTATGAAGTTTAAATTGAATTCCGCAGGCGTGCGAGCACTCTTACAAGGCGCAGAGATGCAGGCGGTATTGAATCAGACCGCACAGGCTGTCAGCATGCGTGCCGGGGATGGATACGAAGCCGAAACCCACGTTGGACAGAGGCGAGCATATGCGAATGTTTACCCGGCAACACAGCAGGCATACAGGGAGAACAACGAATTTAACACGTTGTTAAAGGCACTGCATGATTGAGAAAACTATTTTGGATTATCTACAGGCACGGTTAAACCCTGTGCCAGTGGGATTACAAGAGCCAAACAATCAGAACCCAACGCCGGAAAATTTTGTTGTGATTCAGCGCACTGGAGGCGGTGAGGATAACAAAATCAAGAGTGCCACGTTTGCAATTCAGTCATACGGCGCAACGCTTCTGGACGCATGCCAGTTAAATGAATCGGTAAAAAGCGCAATGGAAAACATCATCGAACTGAATTCTATATCACGATGCAAATTGCAGAGCGATTATGAATACACGAAACTATCTACCAAACACCCACGATACCAAGCGGTGTTTGATATTGTTCACTATTAAAGGAGTGATTGAAAATGGCAAATAATGCATTAAATGTCACCACAGGAAAGCCGAAGATTGGCGGTGCGATCTATCGTGCGCCAGTAGGCACAGCACTGCCGACAGACGCAACAAGCGCACTTGACAATGCTTTTGTTGGCATGGGCTATGTTTCCGAAGACGGCGTGGTCAATTCCACCAACATGGAGGTTGAAAACATCCGTGCGTGGGGCGGTGACAACGTATTAAACGTTCTGACATCCAAAGACGACACATGGGCATTCACGCTCATTGAGGCTATGAACCTCGAAGTATTGAAAACCGTATATGGCGCAGATAATGTCACAGGTACACTTGCAACAGGCATCACCATTAAGGCAAACGCAACACCACAGGATGCATACGCATATGTTATCGACATGGTATATAACAACGATTCCGTGAAACGTGTTGTAATCCCTATGGCACAGGTGACCGAGGTTGGCGACATCACATACGCTGACGGTGAGGCGGTCGGCTATGAAACAACGCTGACATGCACTGCGGACGATGAAGGAAATACTCACTACGAGTACATCAAAAAGGCATGAGAGGAACAACGGCAAGCGGTTTTGAATTCACGCTGGAGAAAGAAACACTGAACAACTGGGATGTGCTCGATCAACTGGCGGAATTGGCGGATGGTGACTATCTCCATCTGCCGAAATTTTCACGTGCTTTACTTGGCAAAGAACAGACGAACGCACTTGTGGCGCATTGTAGGCATGACGGAGTAACCAAGCCGATGGATGTTGCCACAGAGGTGTTTGAAATCATCAGATTGGTGAGTGAAGACGGAAAAAACTAATTGCCCTTTGCCACGTATTAAAAAACTATAAAACTGAATTGCTTTGCGACTTTGCGGAGTATTACAGAATTTATGATTTAAGAGCGCATCCGCCATTTTACGTGGGTGCGCTTTTACGTGGTTTAAGGGCGGAATCAAGAACAATGATGGCAATTACTGGCACGACCGTGCCTTTTTCTGTATTGGTAAATGTTGCCATCTTGGACAATCTTAACTGGCTGAGATGGTCACGTACCAAGAAAGGCACAAGACCGCCAAAGCCATTATTGCCGGGCTTACTTGCCAAGGACGATAACAAACCCACGGCATTTGACACGGCAGAGGAATTTGAACGCAGACGAGCGGAAATATTGAGAGGTGCACAAAATGGCTGATACATCACTAGGAAAAGCGTACGTGCAGATTGTGCCATCTGCGGAGGGTATAAGCGGATCAATTCAGAACATTCTCGACCCGGAGAGCGAAAGAGCCGGGAAAAGTAGCGGTGAATCATTCGCCGGGAAATTTGCGAGCATCGCCAAAAAAGCGCTTGTGGCGGTCGGCATCGGCAAAATGATTGGCAGTGCCTTGAACGAAGGCGGAGCGCTTCAGCAGAGCCTTGGAGGCGTTGAAACACTGTTCAAAGATAACGCCGACCAAGTGAAGCGGTATGCGGAAGAGGCTTACCGCACAACAGGACTGAGCGCCAACGCATACATGCAGAGCGTGACAGGCTTTTCGGCATCGCTGTTACAGTCGTTAGGCGGTGACACTGCCAAGGCTGGGGAAATCGCCAACATGGCAATGATTGACATGAGCGACAACGCCAACAAGATGGGCACCGACATGGCGAGCATCCAGACGGCGTATCAAGGATTTGCAAAGCAGAATTACACCATGTTGGATAACATCAAATTAGGTTATGGCGGAACAAAAACCGAGATGGAACGACTGCTGAAAGACGCACAGGCAATCACAGGCGTTAAATATGACATCAATTCATTATCGGATGTTTACAACGCTATTCACGTTATACAGGGTGAATTAGACATCACAGGCACGACCGCCAAAGAAGCAAGCACAACGCTACAAGGTTCATTCAGCGCAATGCAGGCGAGTTTCCAGAATCTTCTTGGAAACATGGCAACTGGCGGAGATGTGGCAGGGGCAATTGATGCGCTCACGCAGTCAGTATCTACATACCTATTCGGCAATTTTCTACCGATGGTTGGTAACGTGGTGGCGCAGATTCCCAACATTCTTGTTGGCGCAGTGCAGGGCATTGCAATGTATGCGGATGAAATCATCAACAGCGGTATTAACCTTGTGACCGATTTGGTGCAGGGAATCATCACAGCTGTTCCGCAGTTAATCACAGCGGTGACAACACTGGCGCAGAATATTTACGGCGTAATTGATTCAATCGACTGGCTGGCGGTCGGCAGTGATTTACTGGCGAACATTGATACAGGATTTGTGGCAGAAATTCCAAGCCTTATCGAATCGTGCGGTGATATGATCGCATCCTTTATCGGTACGGTTATGGACAATCTGCCGTCAATCGTCAGCAGAGGCGTTGATATGGTGGCAAGCCTCGCCAGTGGCGTGGCGCAGAACATCCCTGCCATTGTCAACGCAATGGTGAACGTGCTTGCCAAAGTCATTGCCACAATTGGTCAGCATTTACCGCAGTATTTGAAACAGGGTGCGGAGTTAATCGGCAGAGTGGCAAACGGCATGCTCAATGCACTGCCGGGTGTGCTTTCGGCGGTTGGTGGAATCATCAGCAATGCCGTAAAAGCGTTCAGCCAGTTTGATTGGCGGAGCATCGGCAGAAACATCATTAACGGCATTGTCAATGGCATCAAGAACGCAGGCGGAGCGATCAAGGAAACACTGATGGGCTTTGCCAAAAACGCTTTTGAGAAGGTCAAAAACTTTTTCGGTATCCATTCACCGTCAACGCTTATGCGTGACCAGATTGGTGAAAACATCGGTTTTGGTATGGCGGAAGGTATCGAGAGAAGCGCCAAAGAGGTTGACCACGCTATGGAGAGCCTCACGAGAGGCGCATATACAGTGCCGTTAGAAGCCACGATGGCACAGAACAGCCAACTGCTCACGGCGAGCGGAAACGGCGCACAGGGCGCAAATATGAGCGCCACAATCAATATCAATGCGCAGGACTACAACAGCGCATTGGACATCGCACAGGAAGTCAAACGAATTCTTGTGCATGACATGGAACGAGAGGAGGTAGCATATGCGTAACCAGATGGTTTTTGGCGGTAAAAACATGTCAGAATTTGGGGCATATGTTGCCTCCTCAAATTTTTTAGATTCACCTTCCAGAGATGTTACCACGGTGCAGATTCCCGGCAGAAACGGAGATTTACACATTGATAACGGACGATTCAACAATTTTGAATTGCGAGTGCAGTTATATATCATGCACGACATGAAAGCGAACATGGACGCATTGCGGAATTTCCTTAACGCCAGTGCAGGTGCGTATCTCCCCTACGCCGAAACACTGTGCCCAAATGAATACCGCATGGCGTGTTTTAGGTCGGCTTTCGTGCCGTCAGATTATGACCGCATTGGCGGTGCGGTAACTCTGGTGTTCGATTGCAAGCCACAGCGTTATTTGACCGTCGGCAATGCCGTTCGGATCGTTACCGACACACTGACACTGGAGAACCCAACCATGATGACCGCACGCCCTGTCATTGAGGTGACCGGGCAGGGCAGTTTTGAGATTAACGGAAACGTGGTAACGGTCGGCGGAGATTCAGCAACAACCGTGATTGATTCGGAAATGATGACATGCACCAACAGAGAAGTCACAATGGGCGATTATCCCACACTGAAGCCGGGAACAAACGCCATTGCGGTTGATGGTGTTACGCTGAAGATCACGCCGAGGTGGTGGCACGTATGATTCCAAGATTATTTGAAGCCAGTGAACGGCTTTTTGAATCACAGGGCATTGGCACGCTGACCGAGTGCACACGGTGCGATGTCACCGAGGAAAGAAACGGCATGTATGAAGCCGAATTGGATTACCCAATCACCGGGAATCTTTACGACCAAATACACCCAGGGAGGCTCATATACACATCACACGATGATTCAGAAGAACCACAGGCGTTTGAAATCTATAAAATTTCAGCGCCATTGAATGGTGTTGTGACAATCAATGCACAGCATATCAGTTACATGCTGAATTCAATTGTGACAGAGCCGTTCACCGCTTCTTCTGTGGTGAGTGCTCTTGAAGGGCTGAAGAATCATTCAGTCAACAACAACCCTTTTACATTCTTGACTGACAAAACCACGCAGGGCACGTTCAATGTAGATGTTCCCAAATCCGTGCGCAGTGCGCTTGGCGGATCGTCCGGCAGTATCCTTCAGCAGTTTGGAGGCGGTGAGTATGAATTTGACATGCTCACTGTGAAACTGTATCAGCACAGAGGGCGTGATAACGGCGTTGAGGTTAGATACGGCAAAAATCTGAAAACCGCATTACAGGTCAGAGAACAGGGCGGTGCAACAGCAATCGTGCCGTATTACGCCACTGACGATGAAGTTATCATGTTGCCAGAGGTGGTGGTTAATGCCGTTGTGCCGAGCGCTGAAACGATGCCAATTGGCACGGAGGATGGCGCAGAACTGGCAACGGCTGGCGGTGAGGTTATCACGGCAGGCTTTAGAAACATCAAAACCATTGCGGTGGATATGTCAGCGTATTTTGACAGCGCACCGAGCATTGAACAGATGCGAGCCAAGGCGGTTGAGATTTTGGCAGAACAGCCATGGAAAATCAAAGAAAACATCACGTTTGATTTGGTGGCACTGTGGCAAACGGAAGAGTACAAGAACGTTGCGCCACTTGAGCGCATCCACCTGTGCGACATCATCACACTGGATGTTGCGCCTATGGGGATTAAGGCAAAAGCGGAGTGCATACGCATGGTGTACGATTCACTGAATCAGAAAAACAAATCTGTGGAGGTTGGAGAAGCCAAAAGGACACTGGCGCAGACGGTGGCACAGGTGGCAACAGATACCATCATGCCCATTGTGCCAACCAAAACATTTATGCAACAGGCAATTGATGCACAAACGCAGTTAATCACTGGCGGAAAAGGCGGATTTGTAAAGTGGGTGTATCTGGCTGACGGCACACCAAGTGAACTGTTATTCATGGATGAGCCGACAGAGGAAGAGGCAACGCACATTCTGAGAATCAATCAGAACGGCATTGGCTTTTCTGATGACGGCGGAGTCACTTATAAAACTGCCTGGACACTTGACGGACAATTTAACGCATCATTCATCACCACAGGCGTATTGATGGCATCGCTTATCAAAGCCGGGGTATTGAGTGATGAAGCCGGGTTGAATTCGTGGGATATGGTCAGCGGAGAACTGAAAACCAAATCACTGGAATGCACCGACTATTTCCACGTAGAGGGTGCGAGCGGATCAATGTTAAAAATTCCGTTTGACGCAAACAGCTTCTTGGAAATCTCGCAGACTAACCCATTTGTGGTGGAAATCAATAACCCCACATATGGATGGTACAAGCGAATCAGTTTTACCGGGCAGGCAGGGTTGACGGTTTCCGACAACTACACAACGTCAACCAGTGAACTGGCATCAACTGGCTTATATGCGCATGATATGGCACTGAATGAGGCACGCTATGAGGCAGACGGGTTCACGTTTGACCAAGGCACCATTCACCACGAAATCACCGCAGAAACGCTTGTATTTACAACGCCATACGGCAAATTTGAAGTCAAGGCGGATGGGTCAGCAACGTTTGACAATGGCGTTGTGAAGCTGACTGCCGACCGCACAAATGGTTTGGGCATCTACATCAACGGCACAGGCTACAACAACGTTGGATGGCTCGACATTTCCGGGCATCACGTGTTAGGAGTGTAACATGATTAAAATTAATGATTTGCCGACATCATCGGCGGTGAATGATTCGCACAACATCGTGATTGATAACGGCAGTACAACGGAAAAACTGAATTATGCGACACTGGCGAGAGCGATTGTAGTACAGTTTACAACCACGCTCGCCGGGGCAACGCAGAGCGTGCAGAGTGCTATTGGATCGCTTAACGATTCCATCACATTGCTGTCAAAAACGCTTGTGGGATGGATTGGCGCAATGTCAGAAAAAAACATCGACAATTTCCCCACGGCGAATCAGTACGGCACATTCTGGCTGAACAATTTTGATACGACCATTGCAGGCACAAAACCTGTGACAAACGGATACGGCGTACTGTTCACGCTGAGGCAGTCGGCAACGATCGCCAGGCAGATGTACATTGATTCAACCGGGAGAGTGTACGCAAGGTATTACACGTTTACAACAGGCGTATGGACAGCATGGACAGCGAGCGCATGAGGTGAGATATGATTACAAGAAACTTTAAATTACCAGTATCACCGGGCGGTGCTTTACCGCCAGTAATCGGCGTTAGCCAGTTTGAAACTGAAACATGGGTGTTCACACTGGTTGAGGCTGACGGAACGATTTACACGCCATCTACTGGCGCAATTATCGGCATCAAAGCGGATGGAAACATCATCGACAACGCAGGAACGGTTGATGAAGACGGCAACGTGGTTATCAATGTCACAGAGCAGATGACCGCATCACCAGGCACGGCACTGTTTGAAATCCTGTTTGACGGTGCAACACACGGCACAGCCAATTTCACTGTGAACGTTGAAAAGCGCCCTACAGAGGGTGGAACGGTGAGTGAATCGGATATTTCACTGTTAGAACAGGCAATTGAGGCAGGCGGTCAGTTTCAGACTGTAACCAATGATATTGCGAATCTGCAAACGGATGTGGGCAATCTGGAAAGCGGACTGGCAAGCGAAGCGAGCACCAGAGCAACACAGGATAATGTTTTATCTGCACGTATTGACAACATCATTGCACTGCCAGAAGGTAGCACCACAGGAGATGCCGAATTGCAGGACATCCGCATTGGTGCGAACGGCACGACATACCCCACGGCAGGAGATGCGGTTAGGGGTCAATATACTGACTTAAAAAACGCTTTAA